CTGAATACCGTTCAGTTATCCAGGCAACTAAAACATTTACACTAACTGTAGATCAATATTTTAGCCAACCACTTGACACACTTTACATAGAAGCGACACCTAGTATTGAAGATAGAATATTAATAGACTCACTATTAAACAATCCACAAATTTTTCCTAATGAAATGATTTATAGATCCACTGATCCAAACTTTGGGGTGTCTACAAACATAATTTATGAACACGCTTATGGAATTTATGCTAGCAACTTTAATGAATATGTAGCCGCCGTAACTAAAAATCACTATTGGCGTGATATAACATTAGGAGAAATAAAAACTGCGGTTGCTAAAGACGAAAATGGTAATATAATTTATGAAGTTGTTTATAGTGAAGTTATAGACAATTTAATTAATCCGCAAGGTATAAGTGTCAGTAAACAAATTAATTGGCCTCGCCCTATTAATTTATTTTTAGGCCCTTGGTATACAAGTGTTACTGATATTTTTACTAGCTACATTTATGAAGTAGATGGTTTGCCGACTTATTATACAAGTTTAACTTCGGGATCTGCTCAGGAATTATATCCAAATAGCTTACCAAATATGCGTGAACAGGTGGGAGAAGTTTTAGGACAAGAATTTGATAGCAATGTATTACCATTGTGGATGACTAGTCAACAGGCAAACGGCAGCACTTTGGGTTTTACTCCTGCTTGGGTAATTTGCTATACTAAACCAGGTTTTTCAGAAACCATAGCTAATAATATTAAAACATACTGGGTAAATGAATATGGATCACCCTATACATTAAATATAATAAGCTTTAAGATTGATAGATTCACAGTAAATAAAAGTCTTACATATAATTGGGAAAATAATTTATCACCTCCAGCATGGACTGGGTTGCCTAGCGCAACTCCTGTACCTAATCCAATTGACAGTGAAAATTTTTATGTTTTATTTCCTAGACAAACTATTTTACCCAACAAAACAGAATACTAAATATAACATAGAGAAAGAATATGAGTACAATTAACACTAATGCAATTAACACAAATTATCCAGTACCGGGGCAAAATCAAAGTAGCCAAGGATTTCGTACTAACTTTTCAAGTATTGTACAAAATTTAAACATTGCTGCTAGTGAAATAACTGATTTACAAAATAATGTTGTTTTAAAATCACCACTGGCTAATACTACATTAAACAATGATATGGCTAATGCTGTAATAAGTAATGCAGCTACAAGAAGTTTTAGATCGACTACTGTTAATTTAGGAAATGCATTAGCAGGTACAGTACTTATTAACGCAAGTTTAGCTGATGTGCAATATGGTACAGTGAATGGAAATATTACACTACAATTTGGTAATTGGTCTCCAACTGGTACACAACAAACCATTAAGTTACAATTAGCTGTAAGCAATGCTAATGCAGTTATAAGCTTTCCATCAAGTGTTACGGTATCAGGTGGTGTTACGCTTTTAGAAAATTTCGCAAATATAACTAATGTTTCAACTGTTTCTATACCATATGGCGTAACTCAATTAAATTATAATATAACTACTACCGATTGTGGTAATACACTTTACATAGAACCAACCAATAGACCATATGAATCTACAGAAATACAAGTACGCACACCTCCCCCAACTGGTCTTCCGGGAGATGTTGAAGGTACAGTTTGTATAGACACAAATTATCTTTATATTTGCACAGCAAACTATAATAGCACTGCTGTAAGTAAATTAGCAAGCAACACCTATAGTTCAAATAATGAAGTTTTGCTAAACAATATTTCTAGTTTAGTTACTAATGCTCCTATTATATTTCAGGGCAATACGTTTGGGAATATAAATGCAAATACAGTTTATTATATTAAATCTATTATAAATGGAAATAGTACAGTAACACTTAGTGAAACAAGAAGCGGGGGAACTGCAGGTAGTACTTTGACATTAACAACTGCAAATGTAGCAGCAAATACAACATTCACAGCAACTAGTTATAACGGCTCAAATATTTGGACAAGAACAGCATTATCATCATGGTGATACATGACACATCCATTCATTAACGATTTATCAAATTTAACATTAGATGAATTACAAAATAAAACAGTGGAGCTTACCAAAAAACTTAGTTTTGCAAGTAGAATGCAAAACAGAGCGTTAATAAATCAATTATTAATGGCACTAGATAGTTACAAAGAAGCTTATCAAAAAAAATTAGACGAAACAGTTAAAAAACAAAATTTAGCTGGGCAAATTAATATTCAAAAAGATAGATAATATGGATGTAAGAATAAGAAAATCTTTTACTTTTGCAACTGGCTTAAACTTAGAAAATAATTTTTGTGTAAATCTTTATAATTTTGATATCGCTATGAATGTTTATACAGATAATAGCCATGCACAAAATATTGCTGTTGAACGCATGAATGTATTTTTAGATTATATTATAGAAGATAGCGTAATAATCTGTGCTGATAAAACGGATATAATAAAAAAATATCAAGATGCTGGCCTAAAAGTTTGTACCAGCCCAGAAGAACCATATGATCAAATTGTTGCTATGTTGGTATTGAATAAACTTAATGCTATAATGGAAGGGCATTTATATGTTACTGACATACAGTTTACGAGTGCGATTGGAAATGGTATAACATTTGAATTAAAACACGAAATGGCTGAAGTAATGTGCCCAGTAAAAGGATGGTGGACTCGCAATGATATGAGCATATGCGATTTACCAAAAGAAAATACCAATGTAGTAGAGTTAAAAAATCCCATGAGTTGGGACAGTATAAATTTAAGTTTTAAAAATTCCAATACCGAAGAAATAGTTGACACAATAACAGAATAATTATATAATATCTGTATGCGTACAGATAATTATGGTCAAATAATTTATAATGAAAATGATCTAATAGATTTATATTATGCTAATCCAGAATTACAACTTAAAAAAGTATTGGTTGATAAAAAAATTAAATTTGATAATAATTTAGAATTAGAAAATTTACCAGAATTGTTAGAATATCAAGTAACTACGCAAACAATTGAAGAATTTGATAAGCAGCTACAAAATAATTGGTATATGCCAAAAGAGTACGCTGAGATGGACATAGCACAATATATATTAGATTTGTGTAAAACTGACGAAGAATTACAAAGAGTTGGTACTGAACTATTACTCTATCAAGATCGTAATATGTTTAATTTGTTGAAATATTTGAAATATCTCGTTGATACATTACGACAAAACAACATAGTTTGGGGAGTAGGTAGAGGTAGTTCAGTTGCTAGTTATGTATTATTTTTGCTCGGAGTACATAAAATAAATAGTTTATATTGGGATATTCCAATAGAAGAATTTTTAAAATAAGGAGATTTTTATGGGTATGTACAGAACTGCTCAAGGCAAAATGGTAGATATGGCTGCACTTGCGGCACAAAATGAAAAAGTTAGAGCAGTTGGCAATATGAAAGTCAATGCTCGTGGTGATTTAATTGACGCTAAAGGTAAAGTTGTTAAACCGGTTACAGAAAGACGGGCAGACAGTTACGCTAAAACAGTGGGCAATCCGGGAGCACAGGCACGCAGACAACCAATGCCAAATAACAACCCTAACCCAACACAAAATTTTGAATTACCTACAGTCGATCTTTTACCACAAGAACAAGAGCTAATGGAAAGTTCAGAAGAAGAATTAGAAATTGAAAAAGCAAAAGCAGAATCAAAAGCAGGAAAATAATGTCATATAAAGCACAAAATTTAAAACCATTAGAATTAAGCAAATTTCGTCCAATACGGGATAATGTAATTGTAACTGATATGGAATTTACCGAGCGTTTAAGTCAGGGAGGACTAATCATTCCCGATGATGACATGAAAAGTAGTGGTATACGACCAAGATGGGCAAAAGTATACGCACTTGGTGATGAATTTAATGATGAAGAAATAAGCATTGGTAAATGGGTACTAGTAAGTCATGGTCGCTGGGGTCGAGGCGTAACTATTACCGATCAAGAAGGTGAAAAGACTATTCGTAGAGTTGATCCAAAAGACATACTTTGTGTAAGTGATGAAAGACCAAACGATTATACATTGGGCGATAAAGTTTAGCCATTAATGTTGATTGATGCCTATAGTTATTGTAATATTATATTACATGACTATAGGTT